TTGGCTATCTCCGTTGAAATCTTTCAATCCAGAACCGCAGCAGGCGGATCAATCGAAGGCGTAGATTTTGCAGTTACCCCTTACCGCCTATCTAAGAATTTACTTGCCAAAGTAACTGGCTTGCTTGGCCCATATCTTGATGTCGAAACTATGGTCGGCTAATGCCAGCATCAACAATTGCTACAGATGTTAGAGGCGCAATTAAAACCGCTTTGGCAGCTTGCAGCGCTAACATTTACGACTCAGTTCCAGAAGCGCCAATAGTTCCAGCCATAGTTATAGTTCCAGATTCGCCATATATGGAGCTTGAAGTCTTAGGCAAATCAACTACTCGCGTTAAATTAAATTACACAATAACTGCTTGCGTTGCGTATTTCAGCAACGCCGCTGCTCTAGATAATTTAGAGCAATTGATCATTAGTATTCTTGGAGAGCTCGATGCTTCCAAGTATGAATTATCGACAGTCGAAAGACCTTCGGTAACAGAAGTAGGAACTACAACTCTGCTAGTTTCAGATATACGCTTGAGCGTCCGCTACGAGCAAACCGCATAGGAGACCCAAATGCCAACTACAGTAATAACTGGGCGCGATGTGACCTTCACACTCGATGCAGCCGCGTATGACGCCCAAACAACAAGCGCAGTCCTAAGCTGCGAAACAATTATCGAGACTTATCAAACTCTTGATGGTCGCGCATATCAGTCCGTTGATAAGCAATGGACATTTACAATTGAACTATTGCAAGATTGGGGAGCTGCTAGCTCACTATTTGAAGCAATGTGGGCTGATGCTGAATCTGCACCAAATACAGCACTAAATGTTTCATTTACTGCAGTAACTGGAGCAGTTTTTGCTTTCACAGTATTGCCAATCTTTCCAACTGCAGGTGGCGCAGCACCCGGAGCGCTAACTGATACTTGGACAATGACAGTAATTGGAACTCCAACAGAGACCTTCAGCTAAGAGATCGGAGCATCGGGAGCTATGAAATTACCAATCACAATTGAATATAACTCAGGCGAAAGTGCAACTTATATTGCGCAACCGCCTGAGTGGGCTAAGTGGGAACGCACTACTTCCAAGACAGTCTCATCGGCAGTCGATGGGATAGGAGTATGGGATCTCTTATTCTTGGCGTATAACGCTATGAAAAGAGAATCAGCTGGTAAGCCAGTTAAAGCTTTTGAAATTTGGATGGAAACAGTTTCAGATGTAAGCGCTGGTGCGTCAGACCCAAAAGTCACCCAGTCGGGAGTCTCAGCAGACTCCTGATAGAACTGGCAATAGCCACAGGAATACCGCATCAATACTGGGATAACGCGGAAGATGTTATAACTGCCCTAGAGATATTGGAGAAGCGAAATGAATGACAATGTTCAATTCAACGCCTTCACCAAAAGAGAACTAGGCAAGCTTGCAAAGACCTTTCAAATTATGGGAGATGAAGCCGTTGAAGAATCTCGCAATGTGGCTTATGAGATTTCGCTCCTCGCAAAAAACGAAATATCATCAGCTGGATATTCTCGCACAAAAGCAAATAAAGCCGTCAGGCGAGTCGTTGATGGTGCATCAATCTCTCGTAGCAGTAAAACGGGACTGCTATCTTATGGTTTCGCTGGTCAGCGTTTTTCAGGGGGAGCAGACACCCAAAGACTTTGGGCGGGTTTGGAATTTGGATCATCGGTTAGACAAAGAAAAGACGGGACTATTCGGAGACTTAATCAATTCCCAGAATGGTCAGGTCGATTTGGCAAAGGGTCTCGCGGTTGGTTCATTTTTCCAACCCTTCGCAAAATTCAGCCTCAACTAACACTCAAATACTTGCAGGCTATGAATAAAGTAGTTCAGAATTGGAGTAAGAGTGGCTAAAGATTGGCGCACACTTAAACTCGAAGTCCTTGCCGAGACAACTCAATTCGTCAAGGGTATGGACAAGGCTAACGATACTACCAAGAGCTTCGGAGATAAACTTGGTGATTTTGCAAAGAAGGCTGGTATAGCCCTAGCTGCCGTAGGTGCAGCAGCTGGAGTAATGGCTATAAAAATTGGCAAGGAAGCAGTTGCAGCAGCTTCCGATTTAGCTGAGACAGTATCTAAAGTAAGCGTAATCTTTGGAGATACCGCTGAAAATATTGAAACCTTTGGAGCTAAGGCAGCCGCTTCACTAGGCCAGACCAGAACTCAGGCGATGAACGCCGCTGCTACTTTCGGTATTTTTGGTAAATCAGCTGGACTTGCTGGAGAAGAACTAACTTCCTTCTCAACCGAATTCGTAACCTTAGCATCAGATTTAGCATCATTTAATAACACCTCAGTAGATCAAGCAATCACAGCCCTTGGTGCTGCCTTGCGAGGTGAGTCTGAACCTATTAGAGCCTTTGGCGTATTGCTTAATGATGCAACTCTTAAAGCCAAAGCTATGGAAATAGGTATTTACTCTGGAACTGGAACTTTAACTGCCCAACAAAAAGTCTTAGCAGCTCACAAAGTAATCCTTGAGCAGACTACTGACGCTCAGGGTGACTTTGCCAGAACTGCTGATGGAATGGCTAACAGTCAAAGAATTTTGACTGCAAGATTAGATGAAGCCAAAATAGTCTTAGGCCAAGCCCTTCTTCCAGTTGCTTTAAGTGTAGTTAATTTATTTAATGACAAATTCTTACCGGTCATAGAAAAGATAGCCGCTTCATTTGGTGGCTCAACTGGTTTAGTTCAACAAACTGAAGTTTTTATAAACACCGCAAGAGATGCACTTGCTCCTATTCTTGAAGCGCTAACAAATGCCTTTGATCGGGTAAGTGTTGCTATGGAGCATAACAAGGATGATATAAAAGCGGTTACTGACCTATTTAGAACGATGGCCGATTTCTTCGTTAAATATATTGTCCCAATTATTAAATACCAATTAGTCCAAGCTATTGAAGGTATTGGTATAGCCTTTTCAGTAGTTCTCAAGATTATTGGGCCAGTAGTAAGTGTTATAAGTAGCGCAATTAATGGACTACTTAAATTAATTGACGGGGTTATTCAGCGCATCAATTCGCTAATTCAGGCATACAACAAAATTGCATTCCTGCCTAATTTGCCTACTATCAAAACTAGCGCTCCTACTCCAATTGCACCAAGTATTCAGTTGCCATTCGGTGGGGGAAGTGTCGCAGGCAATTCCAAACCTAGCCCATCGATAGTCCTTCCAACTTTGCCACCAAGCGCAACTACTCCACCAGCAAGCGCAGCAGCTCCATCAGTAAGTCGTAGCGCTACTTCAGGCGGTTTAATTCTAAGCGGTAATGCCATTCCCTCTGGCTTTGATGTAGCAGCAGCAAGGAGGGGCGAAGAAGCGGACAGGGTTACTATCAATGTAAATGGTGCTATTGACCCAGCATCAACCGCTAGACAAATAGCAGATCTTCTTAATAATGAAGCTTCAGTATCTGGCTCATTTAATAGTCTAGGAGTCAGTCGATTTGCAACTAGGGCAGACTGATGTCTTGGACTATCGATCCAACAGTCACCATAAATGGGACTGATTTTACTAGCGATTCATTAAATGGCGTATCAATAAACAATGGCCGCTCAACTATCTGGGAGCAGCCGCGTTACGGTTATGCAAGCATACGCATCAAGAACGATACTGATGTTCCATTAAATATTGCCTTAAATGAGTCGGTTGTAATTACAGTCGATAATTTTACTGGAACTCCAACTACAGTATTTACAGGCAAAGTATCTAGCATAAGTAATTCAGTTCAAGCTATTGGATCATCAGCCAAAGTAATAATTTCCACAGTAACAGCGGTAGGCCCTCTAGCAGATATGGCCAGAGTTATAACTCATACGACTAACTGGCCTAAGGAATATGACGATGACCGCATCGATCGCATTCTTACCGACTCGGGAGTCGCAATAGACTCTATTGATACCCCTGGCGTTTATGAATTTACTACCTCACCAGCTAGTCCAACCGATTGCTATACAGCCGCCGCCTATTACGCTGGAATGGCATTTGGCTATATTTATGAAACAACTGCTGGAGAAGTAGGTTATGCCAATGAATCCAGACGGACAGTAGATGCAGCGGCTTATGGCTATTTCATCATACCCACAAATGTGATTCTCGGTAACAGCATTAATTCTGAGATAAATACAAATAATTTAATAAATGATGTTCTTTTAGAATACAAAGCAAATGCCACAGTAACAGCTACCAGCGCATCATCTATCGCCAATTTTGGTCTTAGGGCAACAGATATTTTAACTGAGCTTGAAGATGGCACAGAGGCACAGGTTCAAGCCGACAGATATATTACCCTGCGATCAACTCCTGAAACAGTCTTGCAAAATTTTACAGTCCAGCTAAATGCCCCAGCTATCACTAGCACAGTCTTAAATGGCCTAATAGCGGTCTATATGGGCAAGCCTATCGAGATTAATGCCTTTCCTAATGCGATATACAACGGCATATTTAGAGGATTTGTTGAGGGATGGACTTTGAGCATTAGCCAAAATACAGCTACCCTAAATCTTAATGTCACCAAGAACACTCTGAGCATTACCCCAACGCGCTGGCAGGATGTTTCACCGACTCTTATCTGGAATAATGTGGATCCTGCGATAGAATGGAGCGACTTTGAATAGGGGACTAAATTGGCACTAAGCCCAAATTACAGCTGGCCTGAGCCAGACAATTCTGATTTTGTCAAAGATGGCGCAACAGATATTAGAGCCCTCGGCGATGCTATTGACTCAACGGTTTATTCAATAGATTTAGTAGTCGAAAGCTTAATTCACCCTTTTCTATTGATGGGAGCATAAATGGCAACGACATATAAAATCCTCGGACAGAGCGCACCGGCAGCAACCACAGAGGTTGATTTATACACAGTGCCGGCAGCAACAGCGGCAGTAATTTCAACTGTGGTTGCTACAAACCGAGGCAACTCAACTGGCACTTTCCGCATTTATGTAAGTCCAGCCGGAGCGGCAACAGCCAACGCGAATTATTTAGTGTATGACCAAATTTTAGAGCCAAAAGGTGTTATCGCTCTAACTTTAGGAATTACCCTTGCAACAACAGACGAATTGCGCGTTTATGCTTCAACAGCTGATTTTAGTTTTAATGCATTTGGGGCGGAGTTAAGTTAATGGCAATTTCCAAATTTCCCGAAGAAAAAGATAGATTTACTTTAATAGCTTCTTCAACACCAACAACCGGCTCAAGTGTCTCTTTCACAAGCATTTCAACTTCTTTTAGAAAATTATGGTTAGTGACGGCAGGCCCGATAACGCTCTCCACTTCTGCCAATCTTTTGACGACAGTTAATTCTTTAACGGCTTCAACTGATTACAGATATTTCAGATATATTGCGTCCGGCCACAGCTTTGCAGATGAGGCAGGAATTGTCAGCCAATCGACCGGAACCGGTTTCAATTGTAGTTTGATTTTTCAAAATGCCAATTCTGATTATCCTTTCGCTGAATTTGATGGTATTGTTGCACACAACACCACAGCCGGAAATAGAGTGACTGGTTGGATATTTAACGCATCAACAGCGATAACAACAATAAATTTAACTCTTTCATCGGGAGATTTTACTACTAACACCGGAACAATTTATCTATATGGGACATATTAAAATGGAAATTATTGAAATCAATTGTGAAACAGGTGAAACAATAATTCGCGAAATGAATGAGCAGGAGCTAGAAAACTACAAGCGCGTTCAGTCTTATATTCCGGAGCAAGATGGCGAAACTTTGTAAAGCTGGTGTTCAACTTCGGGCACAAATTGATGACGACTACCCTGATCGAGACCGCAAGTCTGATGGCTGGATTGCTGACGCTAGGCATCTTGCTAAAGGCAATTCTGACCATATACCAGACGCTCAGTCAGGGATCGTTAGAGCTTTAGATATTGATGCTGACTTATCAGCTCACAAAGAAGAGGCTTACGCAGTAGTTGAGAAAATTCGCAAGTTAGCCAAAAAGGGCGATAAGCGTATTAAATACATAATTTATGATGAAAAGATTATGAGTCCGATATTGGGTTGGAAGCGGCGTAGATACAAGGGCGCTAATCCCCACCGTTCGCATTTCCATATTTCATTTACAACTTTGGGAGACAAAGATGGCAGTCATTTCGACCTTGAAGGAGAAGCTAATGAGCGACTTAAAAAAGATGGCAGAGAGCTGGGCAAAGACATTCTTGGCAACGGCGCTAGCGACCTACCTAGCGGTAGGATCCGACCCTGCTGCCATTGCAAATGCAGCTCTAGTATCAGTCTTGCCTAGCATCATCAACTGGCTAAACCCTAACTACGAGCGTTACGGCAGAGTTCGCTAATGGAAGCAACTTCCGTTGCCGCTTTCATTGCCTCAATCCTCGGATCTATCGGGTTACTAATTGCTGGCTTGCGCTACATAATTAAATTGGAGAATATCCCAATAGTGTCGCGCCTCGATAAAATGGAGTCTCAGTTAGAAT